ACGCACGACATATAGCTGCACAATTCAGTGGATCGAACATATCCCCACCTTTAGAGCGTGGCCATATATGGTCAACTTCATTGGCCTCACCACCACAGGCGTAACATATCCTGCCGTCTCTGTCGAGCACCATCAAACGCAGCTTCTTCCACTGCGCACTACCCATAGGACGTTGATGTTTAGGCTGCTTACTTAATGCCATCGCTTTACCTTCCAATGATTATATGCAGCACAAGCATTAGGCACACCATCTACAACACCATATCTGTTAGCAATGTAGTTAAGGCCCCAACGTATCTGTTGATCCCATTTAGCTGTTGCCAGGTACTTAGACCTACCCTGTGGTATGCCATAATGACTACCATTCTTAGCCTTTGGTGACCACCTAGACTCATGGTGATATAAAGCATCTAAACAATAAAACTGTTCGAAGTTGTGGTTCATTTCTATAAATGCATACTGTTTGTAAAGGGAAGCGGAATCTGCTCTTTCAAGGCTAAATATTTGAGCTACAAATAAAGCGCACCCAACTAGCGTGCACCTTGCGAGCCTTCCCCTACGGGGCTCGCCTTTTCGCCTTGAGGGCGAATGCGACCTAGAGCGTACCATTACCATGCAAATCCATTAGCATAACCGCAGGTCAGACGGCGTGGCGTCATATCGACATCCACCCTTCGTATTCAGCATCTGGATTAGCTGCTAGCCATTCTTGGCGCATTTTATTCTGACGTGCCCAGTCCTCAGCTGTTGCAATTGGCATTACCTGATCCTATGTAGATTGAAACGCTTTATAGCTTCCACGGCTGTCTCGCCTATACCATACAAAGCGGTGTTAAATGTGATAGTTTTCTTTGTGCCATCTGATTTGTCAAACTTATGTCGATGACTTATTGGCATTATAGCATCTGCGTGATTCCACATATTAAACCACCATTTGCCATTAGTAAATGGCAGCAAGGCAATACCGTTGGAATGAGCCAAGAATCTATCGACCCAGGGCGAAGGCTTGCTATAAGGCGGGTTCATCCACACTAAGCCAAACCACGGCTGCTGCAAGCCATCACTTTCTATAGTGTAAGTGTGTGTTGCTGGCACGCAACCGCCTACAACTGGTGAACAAGGGTCTAAATCAAACCACAGGCCCAAGCCATCAAATATAAATTTAGAAGTGTAATATTCATCGCCGCCCGACTCTCGCTTGCCCTGTAGCACCATCATTGCTCCTTTAATAGTACGCAAGTGTGACAGACCACGGTGTTAAACTTCCAACTGCCACACTTGTCGCATCGGCCTATGTCCGAGTCATTTATAGTAAGCGCCTCGGCGATATTTTTCACGCCGACACACCCACAGTCCATACATTGATACGCTTTAAATCCTTCGGGCGTTTGCACACGCTCTAGCCACAAGAATTCAGTGTTTCGCTTGCAGCCGTTGCATTTAAACTGAGCGTGATCCATGGTAATCTACCTACTGCCTACAATGGCATTGGGTACAAACCAAATAAATTCCGTCTTGCAATAGCCGATCGTCATTACAGCTAACGCAACGGTCAGTTGATGGTGTCAGGGTTCGCTTGTCGTTTTCCATTCGAAGGGTAAATCCTGACCCATTTATGATTTCAACGTATCCCATTATTCGCCTCCCTTCCCATCTTCTACATCTGTGGGGAAGTACCAGGCCCCAGCAGGATTCTGCCGAGCCCATACTGCATGTTCTTTAATTTGCCCTAGACAGACGTATCCGTAATAGGGCTTACCTGTTGCCTTTGTAATGCCAGCTCTAAGGACATGGCCTTTCTCGCAGCATACTTGCGGAGGATTAGGCTTACTGGGTGGCACAAATTCTGTACTACCCCATTGCACTGGATCCTCTAGCTTATTTTCTACCGTATATGAGGGCGCAGCTGATAGCCGCACCACTTTGTTCATTTCTTCCCTACTAGCCCTTTTACCCTTAGCTGCATAACCTGCGTTTGCAAGCGCTCTGCCGATCGCTGAAGTCTCAGCATTCTCCAGTGCAGAAGTTGAATTGACACCCCGATCAGCAACGCTTTCACTAGCAAGCCCAGTTGCACACGGTTTGGCATCGGCTTCTGTCTTAAATAGTTCAGCACTGACAATGTAGCGAGTGTCCGAGGCTTGTTCGAGCTTAGTTTGTACCCTTCCATCTGGATAATCCTTCCACCATTTTTCTAGTCGGCTTTCGACTGTCTCGTAATCTTGTAAATTAAATGCCATCTAGCCACACTCCATCCTCATCTTGCATTGCATCCGTTATGGTTTTGGCAATGGCAATGTATCCAAGCGCATCTGTGTAATTGTCAATGACTCTTGGATCCTCAGCTTGCCTGCTGATCTTGACCAGGCACATGAGTATTGCCACTTCATTTGGTTGTATTGGATAGCCAAGGTAAGCCGACCAGAGTTCAGCAATCCGTTTGTGGTTTTCGATTGGATGGCCATAATCAGTGCCTCGGCTATGAATCGTTTTGATGACATCGGCAAATAGCTGTTCAGTCTTTGTCATAATCAAACACCTCATCGGAGTCACGCTTTATATTCATCATGCGCCGATGCATATTCCAACCTACCTGACGGCCCTTCCAGTAACCGTTTTGAAATGCACGATCCTTAACTACTTCATAAACCCAAAGCAATGCTAAAACACCTAGCATTATGTAGAGCCACAACCAAGTTGCCTGTGTATCGCTCATGCGTTCACCAGCGTCTTGCGTAGGTGGCAAGGGCTTGCGTAGTTAGTCAACATAACCCAGTCGCCTGTGTTTTCATCTGAATGTATGGCGTAGTTTTTGCCAAGGCCGTTGATAAAGCCTTCTGCCATTTTTAGTGCAGCGTAATCATCAAACCAATACGCATATTGCCAGCTGAATATTGGTGTTGGTTCAAAGCGACCAGCCTGGCTTTGCCAATCATTGTTTTGCCATTCCATTGACTGTATCCAAAGGTGCTCAAAGTCAGCTGCCTTCAGGTCTATTTGTATCTTCATTTGTAGCCCATCTATACCGTTACTGTGCTTGGCGGTATGGGGCAAGTATTGCACCTGTGGGTGACTTTGTGGATTGTTTTTCGGGTTATTTGTATAACGGTTTGGTAACGTTTTTAGCCGTAAGCCCGCCCTAATGCGCAGAAGCTACCATCCTTATTTATGGGCACTAACGTGGGTGTTAGCGTCTTCCCTACGGTTTCAAGTATAGCAAAACCTTGCTGCCAATTCGCCCCACCGTAGCGAATATAGCCCGCAGATTGCCTATTCATAAGGTTACCTACCTCTATGCCATATAAGGGCCTGTAATGGGCTCCTATGGCCTCTGTGTAGGCACTCATGCCCAGCCTGTGGGAATGCCCCGCAATTACTGATTTGCCCCATTTTTTCGCCAGGTTCAGGGCCGTAATACCTGCGTGCTGACTCATGCTGCCTTCGTCTCCATGGGCGAGTACCCAGCCTGGGTGAAACTCAAAGGCTGTTTTGTGATAAGTCATGCCCATTTCAGCAAAGCCCATGAATTTAGGGTACTGCAGCTCAGGCAAACTAATTAGCCCTGGCGTTTTTAGAAGAGTGCTGTATAAACGATCAGAATGATTGCTGCGGATAATATGACACTCTCGGCTGTACTCGCTGAGATCCCACAATATTTGCTTAGTAAGTTCACGGTCTTGGTGAATAGTTTGTTCAAAACTGAGAGGTGTGCCCTGACTCCATCTACTAATGGTTTGGAAATCAATTTCATCGCCGACCACCAATACACTATCAAACCTCTCACGCCTCGCTAACTTGATTACATTCTTTACAGCTACCTGGTGATGATAAGGCACCTGCAGGTCGGAAATTACTAACCAACGCTTAATCTTCATCCTCATCTGGAGTAGGAATAGTTGGGATTATACCCTTGTCGCCGACAATCCAGTCAGGCATTGACTCAGGGCTATCCATGAGATACAGCGCAACGGATTCAGAAAATCCAGCCTTGCGTGCAGCTTTAAACATTTCGTGTTTGGCAATATAGAAAACTTCTAATTTAGAAAGTGGCTCAGGGGACTTGCGCACCTTGCGCCTGTTTACTTTCTTGCGTCTGCGTGTGCTTGGCATGCCCAGATTATCGCTTACTCAATAGCACAAATAGATCATCAACACGCTGTTCTAATCTGGTAATTTGATCCTTAATGCTTTGGCCGCCATTTGGCCTCAGCTCATTAAGCCAGCCCTTAACTAGAAAACGTAATCCGACTAGCCCGCCTGACAGCACGGCGATAACGCCAGCGCCAAAGCCAGCCCATTCCCCTGGACTCATTTGTCATTAGCACCGATGCCATAGGCATTATCGGATTTATCTAAAGCCCTAACCGCTGGACCTGCAAGAGCTGAAATAACTACAGCTATAACAGGATCTAGTCCTAATTCATTACTTGCTAAGAATGTTAAAAATGAAACCAATACGCCACGTGCGTATGATTTTAGTACAGCCTTTTGCTTATTGCTTATCTTCATATCTTGCCTCCTAGTAGTGGTATATCAAACGGCTTGCTGTCTTTGTCGCCTAACTTTGTAAAGCTAATGTGTATGTGTTTTTTGTGTGGGTTAATGCCTTTGTACTTACGCCATTTCCAATTTAATATCTTCGAGCATATTCGCCCGTTATAGATGACGTATGATAAGCGTGGATCCGATTTGGCTGCGATTCTGATCTGGTCAGCCAGATAAGGTGCGAGGCTGTCGGATGACTCCAAC